CACCCGTAAGGGTAATTACCGTTCCTAAGACGCTCAAAACGCCCCGCATTATCGCGATTGAACCAACTGCTATGCAATATGTACAGCAGGCGGTCTCTCGCGCTTTGCGTGACGCGGTTCTTGAGGATGATTTCCTCTCCCGCGTTGTCAGTTCTACGGACCAGGCCCCTAATAGGGTTATGGCTCGTAGAGGGTCACTCAGAGGTGACCTTGCTACGCTTGATCTAAGCGAAGCTTCTGACCGCGTTTCGAATCAGCATGTAGTGGCCATGTTGCAGGACTACCCCGAATTGCTCGGGGCGGTTCAAGCAGCTAGGTCCACGAAGGCTGATGTGCCTGGCCATGGGGTAATTCCCCTAGCCAAGTACGCTTCTATGGGTTCAGCTCTCTGCTTCCCGTTCGAGGCGATGGTATTCCTTACCGTCGTTTTCTTGGGGATAGAAAGGGAGCTTAGTGCCCCACTTTCCAGGAATGCGTTGATCAAACGCTATTCCCGGCAGGTGCGTGTCTTTGGGGATGACATCATTGTCCCCCGAGACCATGTGCTGTCCGTCGTTAGCGAACTAGAGACCTTTGGGTTTGTAGTTAACGCTAGCAAGTCTTTCTGGACCGGAAGGTTCAGGGAGTCTTGCGGACGGGAGTACTATGACGGCCAAGACGTTAGTATTGTCAAGGTCCGAGAAGTACTTCCGACACGGCGGCAGGACGCGAGCGGTGTCATCGCAGCAGTGGAACTTCGCAACTTAGCCTATTGGGCTGGGTTGTGGAAGACCGCTGACTGGTTGGATGTCTACTTAGGGAAGATGTTAAAACACTTTCCGAATGTAGCTCCGACGTCACCGCTACTTGGCAGGGAGTCCGCCCTTGGTTACCAATTCCAAGGATTGGACCCATATACGCACAGCCCCGTAATCAAGGGCTACTCAGTGCGTACCAAACCTCCTCTAGATTTTCTAGAGGGGAGTGGTGCCCTGCTCAAGTGCCTGTTGCTGAAACCCCAGCACGATTCCCGTTTGGGGATCGACTGCCAGGATCAGCCATCTGACATTGCCAATGTCGATGATGAGCACTTGACGCGTTCTGGACGCGCCGAGCACGTCAGCATCAAGCTCGGCAGGAGGTCGCCTTATTAAG